ACGTTGTAACATATGGCTGTAATGCAATCTATCGTGACGGTGCTGTAAATCACCTTATATCGGTTGATTACGGTATGCAACAAGAGATTTACGACTCTGGTTATAAAGGCAAATGTCACTTTGCAAACTGGAGTCCAGTGCCATCAGCCGTTGCTGATACGATGTTTATGGGATATGACATACCAGAGGCCTTCATTCACAAGAGCAAATACAGAACAGAACTATGTGTTGTGTCTGGTAAAGACCCTGTAACTCTACATGAGAAGATTGAAGCTGCTATTCAGATGAACCCTCACCTAGATATGAAAGACCTTCGCCAAAAGATGGAGAAGGATGTTGGTATATGGATCACCTACGTTAATGAAAGTGACAACATAGAGTCTATCGATTATCCTGTAGGCTGGTCTGCTGGTAATACCGCACTACATCTTGCCTGTCAACATGGCGCTGAGAAGGTTTATATCATGGGATTTGACCTATCGTCATATGATGAACCGTTGAACAACATATATAAAGGTACAGACAATTATCTACCAGCTGACAGCAAAGGGTTTAATTCTGTCAATTGGGAAAATCAGATGAACACAACTATGAAAGAGTTTTCTGATATTGAATTTGTTATCGTTGGGAAAGATATTCATGAGGCCCAATTATGTGAGGAGTTGAAAATACTATGAACGAGATGCCAATATTTCCTCTTGGAACGGTGAAACAATACCAAGCGCCTAAATCGTATTATGACACCTTTGACATTAGGGATTATACGTTTGAACAGTATGCTGGACAAACTAAATTTAGAACACAAAAATTTAACAACATTTTACTTCGGCCAGAGATGGCAGAACTCAAAGCCTTCTGTGAAGAAAGTGCAATTGATTATTTGGACAATGTGCTTCAGATGGAGTATGAAGAGTTTTTCATTACAGAAAGTTGGTTGAATGTTAGTGCAAAGGGTGGAGTCCAGAAGATACACAATCACTCTAATTCTATTGTTAGCGGTGTTATCTATTTGAAGTCAGAAGAAGGCCACCCACCTCTTAAATTCAGAAAGCAGAAACAAGAGTTTGAGCCCTTCATATCACTAACAGAACATTACAAAAAGGGAAACCCCAACACAGCTCATGAGTTGGCTTTTCCTTGCACACAAGATACGATGCTCGTGTTTAATTCCTTCTTGTATCACGGGCATGATGCGAGTACCCTTGAATCAGAGAGGATAGGGCTTGCATGGAATGGTCTAGTCAATTTTGCTACTAAAGACAAAGACCTATATAGGCTCTCTTTTGATACTAACGCATACACAAGACCATGCGTTTTTTCTAGAGAAGAGACTTGACTATAAGTAGCACATACTGTATATTAGTATAATTAACATACGTAAACATAAGGAGACATACAATGTCATTAGCACAGTTGAAGAAGTCGAACTCCCTCGACAAACTGCTCGGAGCAGTTGAAAAGGAGAACAAACCTCAAGAGAAGAAGTCCTACGTGGACGAAAGGCTCTGGAAGCCCGTTTTGGATAAATCTGGTAACGGTTATGCCGTTATTCGATTCCTACCTACACCAAAGGGCGAAGACCTTCCTTGGGCGAAAGTGTGGAACCATGCTTTCCAAGGCCCTACTGGTCAGTGGTATATTGAGAACTCTCTCACCACTCTCGGCCAGAATGATCCTGTATCAGAGTTGAACAGTTCTTTTTGGAACTCTGGTGTGGAGTCGGATAAGGAAATTGCAAGGCGCCAAAAGCGCAAGTTGCAATATTTCTCCAACATCTATGTTGTGAGTGATCCTAAGAACCCTGATAATGAGGGTAAGGTTTTCTTGTTTCGTTATGGCAAGAAGATTTTCGACAAGATCATGGAATCTATGCAGCCTGCATTTGAGGATGAAACTCCCATAAATCCGTTTGATTTTTGGGAAGGTGCGAACTTCAAGTTGAAGATTCGTAAAGTGGACGGCTACTGGAACTATGATAAGTCAGAGTTTGAAGCACCATCTGCTCTTTTTGATGATGATGATAAACTTGAGAGCATTTGGGGAACCCAATATTCTCTAGCAGAATATACAGCTCCTTCTAACTTCAAGTCGTATGACGAACTCAAGAAACGTCTAGACACCGTTCTCGCTGGTACAACTACAGTCGGCACTGTTACCGACACTCTTGAAGATGAACCAGTGGTTGCAACTGCTACTATCGATACAAAAGAGGAGCCCGCTCCTACTGTAACGGTGACAGCAGAAGATGATGATGAGGACACTATGTCCTATTTTGAGAAGTTGGCTGCTGACGAAAGTTAAAAGCCATACCTACCTGTATAGGTGATCAGCATGAGAACCATACATGTTGCCTATGCGTTGAGGTTTAGTGGGGGAATTGTTGCCGGCCTGAAAATTAGTAACATTAGTAGGTGCCGACACATTCCCCCCTGTATTTACATTAGCAATCGTCTGAGCAAGACCATCAATAGATTT